AATGGAATGTTCATGTTTATTATTGAAAACAAAAAATAAACCCTTCCTATTATATAACGTAAATTAATAACACTTTTCTGCCTTGTCTCTCCAAACTGTCACAAACTGTTCGCTTTACAAAACGAACATAAGTTCGTATAATACAACCATATCTTGGCGGATGGAGGAGTTTGTATGTTAAATAGGTTCAATGAGCGTTATGTTGATCGAGGTGTTGTAAAATGGATGGGAATGTTTCTGAGTGAACATACCGCATCCATTCAGAGGGATAAAAAGAAGCGCTCTTTTATAGTAGAGAAAAAAGAACAAATGAATGAGAATGATATTTACTCTATTTTAAATGAAGCAATTACAAATAATTCAATGATAATTATTCAGGTAGAAGAAATAAATACTGATGGAAATTACCAAGAGGATTTAATCGGCTGGATTGAAGGTTACGAAGATAGTTATATTTATCTATCAGGAAATAAAATTGCCCTAGAATCTATTCGCAATATACAGTTATATAGCCAATTGAAATGGAGCAAAAATGGACGACATAACAGCTTATCAGAATGATGAAATAGATTTAATAGAGCTTCAGTCGAGACTTTGGGGATTAAGTCACTATGCTATTGAAGATGAGATAGGTATTGATTTATGGCTACTATATGCAACAATATCTACAGAAGAGGAATGAATTTGAATTAACTATGTATGCCCACTTATTGTAGTGGGCTATTTTTAATACTTTAAAACTTGACCTGGTTGAATTACATCGCTAGTTAACCCGTTTAAAGATTTAAGCTGTACGTTCTTTGTCCCGTCTCCATAAAGTTTTACAGCAATGTCCCAAAGGTTATCACCCGATTTAACTGTATACGTTTTTTGCTGCGCTACTGGCTTACCTACTTTGTCAGAACCGTATCCTCCAACAATATCTTGTGATAATACCCAAGATAAAATTCCATCTAGTAGATACTCTTCATTGCTGATTGATTTAGATGTTGGGCGTTTTTCTAGCACAGAATACGTTTTACCCCGTACCCAATCCGGAATTGTTTCTCCTGTTGCGTATTGAGTTGCATGTGGCGCAACTGTAGCTTTGCCTAATGAGTTGCTAGGCTTCTCAGTTTCAATTGGCGGAGAAACTGTTCCACCTGTGAACCAAGACAATGGGCGATTCCCAACAATACGATTCAAGTCTAAATGACCGTTGTAACCTGGCAAGCTTCCTGCTGATGTATATTGATGTAAGTCAACTGGGAATTCAGGTAAGCTATTTGGTTGCCCGTTATTAGCTCCATAGTGGGGAATCCAAACGCCATCGAACTGATCCATATCAATGTTAAACTTTTTATAAAGATGGTGAGCAATATAAGCTCCGACTTTATTAGCACCCAGCGCTTTTAATTTGTTCTTAAATGCAGTGGCTCCGGAACGCATATCTCCCATTGTCTGTTCTTCTAAATCTAACCACCAAAATGTAGGGTTAAATTCTTTAGCACGATTCCAAAAATCAGTTGCTTCTTGTTCCATATCAGCAATATTAACGCCGCGAACCCAAGCATACACCGCTACTGGGACGCCACGTTTTTGGAACTCAGAGATGTGTGTCTTATAATGTTTATCTACATAATTACTACCGTACTGCACACGAATGATCACATGTGACAATTGGCCTGCTAAAACATCATAGTTAATAGTGCTCGGTACTTGCCATTCCGAAATATCTAAAATATGATTACCCATTATTTACCATCCTCTTTCCCTAAAAACTTCGCTACTAACGATCCAAATAAACCTTTTGTTGTTATTACAGCATCATATACGCCACTTGCGATTGCTCCGCTAATAAAACCGATTCCAGTTCCTTGAATTAAGTCTAAGTGACCCCATAAGGCTAAACCGAATCCTCCTGCTACCCCAATTAGCACAGCTGCTAAAGGCAAATATTTCTTTTTAATCAAACCAGTCATTTTAATAATTTGCACCATTGACATCACAAAAACAGCGATAAGTAAATGCAAATTGCTAACTACTGTTAATATTAATTCTAAACCGTTCATTTATTTTCCTCCTTAAAATCAAAAAAGCGATAGAAATAATCGCTTATGAATAAAACTATATTGATTACATGCCTGCCATTCATTTCTACCGCTCCTTTAACTATTTTCTAGTTTGTCCGCAATTCACGCATTTTTTACCACCGTTCCACTTGTGAAGCCCAATCCAGCAATCATCAAGAATTCCAAATAATACTATTTTCATATTTTCACCCCCTCTCTTATCCAAATATGTTGTTTAACACTATTGTTCCTAAATAGGTAACAGCTAATAAAACAAGCCCCCATATTATTTTATAAAACGAATCATATGCAGACTTATATTTTTGATTTTCTAATTGATTAATTTTTTCAGCTTGTTTTTCAATCTTTTGATTCTGTTCTCTGATCTCGGTTAATACTGGCACAAGTGAAGATTCAATTGCATCTTTAATTGCAATTGGTAGCGCAATGTTGTTATCTTCTACATGATCTAGTCTCTCACTGTGTCGATTAAGACGTTTCTCATGCAATTCTAGTCTATCTTTATGCTTGTCTAATTCTGCTTTTGCTCTGTGCCACTCTTCACTTGAAATACGCACTTCTTGATCCATTATTACCACACCTTACCTTTTCTAAAAATAAAAAGAACCCGCAGATGCGAATTCTTTTTATTTACTATTTAATTTGAGTTAAAATATAATCTTCAATTAATTTATAACCTGCATTGTTTGGATGTATGCCGTCAATTGTTAAATTAAAAACATTTTCATCCGTAATACCTGAATTGTTAAATAAATCAATTGTCTTGAAATTGTTTTTTTCTCCAATAGCCTTAATCGCATTGGCATATGCTTCTAAATCATTACCAGATTGATTAATTGTCGTTGATGAATACCCTCCATTATTCCTTCTTAAAGGAGTCATCAATACAATTTCAGCATCAGGATTATTTTCTTTTATCTTAGTAATTAAAACATTATATGCACCGTTAAAAGTTGTTTCATCAATTGAATCTGCTTCTCCGAGGGGCACGTCTAGTTTGAAATCATTTGTACCTAGTAAAATTGTTATCAGTTTCGCTTTTTTTACTTCGTTTATATTTATATCTTTTATTACTGAAGGGTTTGTTGGATAGTTAGAATTAGCAGCTAATGAAGCTCCGCTTATGCCAAGATTTACTACATTATCAAATTTTAAAGATTCATTCATTAATGTTTGATATCCAATTGCTTTTTCTTCAGTACCCGCAAATACTTTTTGATCTTGAGCTGTAATAGAATCGCCTATAGAAACGTATTTATTTTCTACTGCAACAACTGGTTCTGATTCAGCTTCATCATTAACCCCATATTTTTTTTCATATGCAGCCTTACTATCTTTAAATTCATCTTCTTTACTGCAACCAGTAACAACAAATATAAATACCAAGCTCAAAACTAATAATGTCTTTTTCATGTCAAACCTCCATATTATCAATAAATCAATTATATATCAGCTGTTAAATTTATTCAATATTCTCCAAAATTTTAATTGATTTAACAGAAACACAGCTGTAAATATTTTGACCTAACAATATGTTGTTGTATGTGTTACCTACTTCGTTTTTCTTTATTCCATTTAGTATTTTATATGTTTCTTCAATATCGTATTTTTCTGTTTTAATAATATCAGGTCTTTCTTGGCCATGTACTTCTACTTCTATCAACATTAAAATTCTCCTCCTAATTGTGATTTGATAAATACACGTAAAGTTAACTGAGCTTCAATTCTAGCTCTTCTGTTAGGTGTTATTTCAACTGTATGCCAAGAACCTTTCGTAATCATACCTTCATCTGATTTTTTTAAATAGTTAACTAAATTTATCCTTTGACCATTAGTTGAAGAGACAGGTAAAGTATTCCCATCAATTTTTATTGATACTGATGATGCAGTTTCACTCAACTCGAATATTCCGTAGTCAATTTGATGCGTATGATTAGGCAGTGTAATATCATGAGTATGAGCTGGAATTGTAACGCTATGAGAATGGGCTGGTATATCAACCGTATGGGTATGGGCTGGCGTTTGAACACTATGGGAATGACTTCCTGAACTTCCCGCAGTAAATATATCTCCTCCTGATCCTTGCACTTCAATTATTCCACCGCCTGCTGCTCCTTGATAACGCTTCGTTACAACAGGACCTTGTTGAGAACTTTCTGTCAAAACCAAATGGTTATGATCTCCCCCTGCCGCGCTCGTTTGAGTTGACTGACCGGCTGCCGAGCTTGTTTGGCTTGACGAACCTCCCGAACTACTAGTTTGATTAGATGAACCTCCAGCAGCAGTTGATCCGACTACCGCTCCACCTCCTTCTATAGCTCTAGAATATGCTCTGAATTTACCAGTTTCAAAGGTTAATTCAACTGTGTTAATATTTACAACGTCATCATCAATAAAAAATTTAAGAATCGCAGGATGAGTTTGATCGCAGTTATCTGCATAGGTGTAGTTTAAAATATTTGTTGCACCATTAGCATATTGATCATTAATTTGTTGTTGTCTCTCAGAATCAGCTAATGTCCCGCCAAAAGTCCCTTTAGGATCTCCAATTTCTAGTTGAGTTTCCCATGGAGAACCAAATAAATCTGTTTTAGCGATTTTTAAAATTCGTAAATCTATCATCCCAAATCGCTCTGTTTTTACTCGAACAACTTGCCCAAGTTTAAACTCGTCTGCTTTGATTCGTTTGCCTTCTCTTTTTCTGTTTGCCTCTTTACTTAAATCAACCGCATCAATGGTCCAAGTCACAACAGGTTTTTTCCACTTTTCCAGCAACGCTTTAGTTGAAGCTAGCAAACTTTCTTTATCCGTGAATCGTCTGTCTACCCAAATATATGAAATAATCCTTCCGTTGTTAGCTATAATGGACTCATTATCTTGAACGTAATTCTTTCCTCCATTTATAGAAGAAAAGTTCAACATGTTGACACCTTCACCTTGCCCTTTAGCGATTATCTTGTTTACAACTGCATTGGGGTTCCGTTCAATCGTAAAACCTTTCAAATTATATTTTTCTTGTACTCTACATACAGGCACATCAGAAGGCCTTACAAGATTTAAAGTCCATGGATATGACTGTGTGTCCCATGTAAAACGATAAGGTTCACTAAAGGGGGTCGGAATAGAAAATATTGCATCTGCAAGTCCATTCTCGTTCTCCCATGAGTAACTGAAACGCCTAGTAAAATCACACTGACCCAGAACCCAATCCTTATTGTTTTGTAAACTTAAAACCCACAAAATCACCTCTCTAGTTGTGTTGTTGTCAATCTGAAGTAACCCATCAATCACGCTGTCCATTAGAGTTGACAATACATGGACACAGTTGAACGTAACTTCTTGTGCGCTTTCGTTAAATGTTGTATTACTTGGCATTATTCGATATAAACCAATATATTCTTCTTCATCGGTAATCTCTATATACTCCATCTGCTTAACTTTTTCTAATTTAGGATCATTTAACGGCAAACAAAAAGAGGAAATCCAAATTTGGTTCTCCTCATGTTCATATGAAACTTTATATGCATTTTCAAGGACTGCAGTGTATTGCCTAGCAAGGTTTAACGTCTTAATCATTTAAACACCACCTACATTATTAACAAAAGGAATTAGTGGTCGTGTAATAAAGCGGTAGCCTTCATTGTTAGGGTGTAAGCCATCTAACGTGAATGAGCCTAAGTTCAACTTAGTAAGTCCGCTTTTTGCAAAAGCATCAAAAACAGATAGTGAATACATCTCTCCAAGTGCAATGATAGCTTTTCTATAATCATTAAGCTTGTGTCCTTCACCATTAACTGTATTAACATCATAACCTCCATTGTCTCTTTGGAATGGAGTCATTAGTATTAACCGTATATTTTGATTATCCTTCAGAATAAACTCAATTAAATCACGATACGCTCCGTAAAAAGTATTAGTATTAAAACTAGTATCGCCTATCTGACCTAATGTTCCTATAGGGACATTAAGTTTAAAGTCATTCGTTCCGGAATCGCATAAGAAAGCATCATAATTTTTATAGTCGATTGTTTTACCTGTTGTATTAGTTCCTTGTCCACCACTTGTTCCGTTAGCCATTGCTGAACCTGAAACTGCAAAATTATCAATGTCTGAAAAATTTAATCCATTTTTTAATTGAGTTTGTATACCTATTGCAATAGTGCTAGTTCCATTGAATAATTTTCCGTCTTGCCATAAAATAGACGTTCCCAACGTAACCATTTTTTTTCCATCCCAATAAGATTTTTGTTCAAATAAACCTGACTTTAAGTGTCTTGGTTCAATACTTTCATCTGCATAAGTTAACCATTTTATATAAGCTGATGGATCTGAATATTCCTCGAATTCTTCAGGTAAATTCTTATTTATGGAAAACATAAATGTTTCAAAATAATCTTTAAAAATATTTATGCGGATTAATTTCACATTACTTTCTACAGTATACGTTGCTACGCCACTTGTAGGATTTGTCAGTACACCTAAAACATTTTTATTTTCATCGTATTTAACTAAATAAGTTTGATAAGCAAGATTAAAATGTAATACATCATTATTTCGTACATTGATATAGTCTGTATGGCGCCAATTCGCATTAATGATTTCACCTGCTTCTCCTACAGCGTTAGGAAGAGCAGTATCTTTGTTAAATCTGTTAACACTCGCTTCTACAACTACGCTTTTATCCCCGACAGACTCGTATAAAACAGCTTCTTCTTTGATCATATTCGTTCCAATTTCTACATCATTTAAATTGTCGTTCGTAACGGATAACCATTTAAGATTTTTATACTCCCTTGAACTAAATGTAGTAGGAAGCTCTCTGTTTTTAGTTGCCATAAAATTAGAAAGAGAAGTTGTTAATAAATTTATAATTATATATTTAACGCCAGGTTTAACAGTGAATTCTCTGTTTAACAATTGATCTGGAGATGTAGTCGCTACTTCTTCTCCAATGCATACCTTTGAAGAATTATAAGTTGTTGCGAATGTCCAACTAGCTCGATTTAACCGTATTACATCTCCAGGAGTCACTTCAATAAATTCACTTACAGACCAAGCTGCAGACGGGAACGCTCCTCCGTTTGCTAATGATGATGAATACCCGTTTCTTGATCTAAATTTATCAAAAATATTTGTGAAATCTGAAAATAAATGCTCTTCGCCTATTGTCGAATTAGGAACTTTCGAGTTAGAAACAGCTCCATTTCTAATGTTAATAGTATCTACAGCATCAACGCCAACGACAGCAACACTCCCACCTGTCATTGACGTTTTTACATCTTGCCCCATATCATTCATTGTTAGAAGCGTTGTTTTATCTCTCTTTACACTATCAACCCAACTGAAATTATCATTTATAGGTTGCGCTTCTATTTTTCCTGAAACTGGTTGAAAAGCCATATTGTTGTCACCCCTTTATAAGAATTTATGCAACCATTTAAAGGTCACTTTTGCATTTGGGTTTTCACTTTCAAACAAAAAACCATTTCTGCCAGGTACTAAATCAAAGAAATTAAAGTTTGTACCTATTACATCGCTATTCCCATTTACCTCTATATTGAAACTATTAGCATCTACAATTAAGATACCGTTGTTTACATTTGGTAAAGTTAGTTTAGTTCCTGTATCTAAATGAGTTACACTTGCATTTTTTATTGTTCCTATTATTTCTATATTAAATTTCGTGTTTAGAGATGAGTGATTATATACTCCTGAATAATGTTTTGAATAAACCCAATTAAACTCTTGGGTATTATGATAAAAGTCTCCACTTTCAACTTCACCAAATACCACATTATCAACTGGATCGTACTCGTCACTTTTTGCAAATTTCATTGGTTCGTTAGCTACAAAAGGAATTACAAAACTTTTTAGTATAGTTTGCCTATCGGGTATGAAGTTTTCAGCTATAGTAACTGTAAAAAATTTGTCTTTTTCATAATCATAAACCAACTTCAAACTGACGGGTTCGCCTATTTCATCATAAAAATAGGAATTAAATTCATTTAACTTCTTTTGAAATTCAGCTTCTGTTGTGTAAATATATTTAACTGGTATTCTCATAATTCTTTCACCTATCTGAGTACCAAAGTTCCAAGTTCCTGCCTTACCTGGAATAACAACATTCTTTCTCTCAAACGCCGGTTGAGCTGGATTTTCATGTTCCATTAATTCTCTAAACCCGAAATCGGTTAATTTTTTTATGCTAGTTCCGTTATCCAAAGTAATCATCTAATAACAGGCCTCATTCCTTGTTTCAATTGCGCTTGATCCATTTTTTGCTTCAACTGTTCTGCAATTTTATTTATATCAGCTTCTTCCCTGATAACAAACATTGCACCTTCCATCATTCCAGTAAACGAATTATTAAACGTTTTACTCGTATTGTTAGAAGTATTGCTATAATTACTTGAATTACCTGCAACTCTTGCCCCGATGTTTAAAGTTGCTTCGGGAGTTATTTTAGGGATCATTAGTTTGTGTGTCATTGAATCCATAGCATCGTATGCCTTGCTTGAATCAACTTCAATACCTTTAGCAATTCCTTGTGGGATATATCTACCAATTTCATCTCGCATCCATCTAGAAGGTGAATGAATATCTAGCGCATTTTTCATGGTAGATTTTATCTGAGTAGCTACACCTTCTGCAGCTCTCAATGCGCTTCCTGCTCCTGAGCTGATTCCTGATGCCAAACCATACATAACTTGCATCCCAATTGTATTCATTTGATTTGGAAGCGACCCGAAAGCTGATGGTACTTGCATAGCAATTGCTTTTGTCGAATTCAACATATTGGTCATCCCTGTATTAATACCATTAATTAATACATTTAAAGCTGTAGTAACTATATTTGTTCCGTTATTCAAACCATTGGCTAAGCCCTCTGTTAAAAATTTCCCATGCTCTTCAAACACTTTTGAAGGACTTTGAATTTTTAAAGCTGAAGTGAATTTAGTAGAAATATCATCTGCTAACTTACCACTTGCATTTGTTGCTTCTTGACTCCCGTTAGAAATACCACTAGCCGCTCCTTGAGGAATATATTCACCCAAACTTTTAAAATCAGGTAATTTTTCCTTGAAACTGTTAGATATCCCTTCTGCCATTTGACCACTTGCAAGTTTAACTCCTTCGCTTCCGGTAGTTATGTTCCCTGCAACATCATCTGTAACTGACTTTCCAATACTCCCAAAATCAGCAACGCTTAATTTTTCTTTCAACGTAGCTTCTGCACCAGTCATCATATTTGATACACTTTCATTAACTCCTTGACTACCTGTATCAAATGCTGTATTTAATGCTGTTGTAGCTGTTGTCCCACCATTAGAGAATACTTCGTTTAATCTTTGCAATTGTTCATCAGATGCGCCTACTAGTGCTGCTACATGTCCAGCTCCTTCAGGACCAGCATCTCTTAATTTGTTTAATAACCCTTCGTTAATCCCTCGCTCTGAAAGCGTAGCGATGTTAGTAGCCCACTCGCCGATTACTCGTTGATTTTCAGCAAGATTTGCAGTCATTTCTTCAACTGAAATTGTTTGCTTATCGCTTAATACATCGAACATTTCTGTTGCTGAGGCTTGATATTCTTGCCATTTAGCTTTCATTTCATCAACAGCAGTCTTTTGAGCTTCTGTTAATGTTTCGTAAGTTGTTATTTGATTAAACACACCATTTTGTGTAGCTTCGGTTACAGCTGCCATAGAAGTTGTTAAGGTTGCTTCTGTATTCTTATACTCGGCTTGTAGCTCTACTTGAGTAGCTTTTAACGTTTTCTCTTGTTCATCTAATTCAGCAGTAGCTTCCTTAGCTTCTTTACCTTTAACTGCCCCATCAGCAAGTTTGTTATTCCATTCTTCACGGAGGGCTGTTGTTTCTTTCAACTTCTCTTCTACAGCGTGCTGTTCTTCAAGAATTGTCACTAGTGATTGTTGAGATTCATTAACAGTTTCTTGTCCTTGGTATGCTGCGATTCTAGCTTTAATCATTTCGGCACTCATCGATAATTTATCTGTTTCAGCATCATAAACTAAATTAAGTCCAACAATCGAATTGTTTAATTGTTCAACTGACGATTTTAATAAGTTTTTCTCAGTTGCACTTTTCTTTTCTTTAGATGCTAAGTCTCCAACTTTTGTAGCTAGATCACCATATGCTTTAGTGCTATTTTGAATTTGAGATACAGTGTCTTTCCTGTTATTAGCTTCTTGTTTAGTAGAATCAGTTAGCGAGTTTGTAGAGGAAACCAGTTCCTCTTGTTCTGCATTCAATTTTTTTGCAGCTTCTGACTCTTTATTGAACCATTTCCATAAACCTATTCCAGCCGTAACCAAAAGCCCAATTGCCGCAACTGCTATTCCAATCGGACCTGTTAAAAATGTAATAGCTGCTGTGAATGCAGTAGTGGCGGCTGTGCTGATTACTGTTGCTGCTGTTGCAAGTGATATTGTTCCTGTAAATATCCCAATCAGTAAAGTTCCGATTTTTACCAATCCATTTTGTGCACCTTTAGCTAAAATGTCAGCCTGAGTCGCAGTTGTTGAAGTTGTTTGCGCTGCAACTTGAGCTGATGTAGCAAGTGTTAATCCTTTTTCTGATGCAGTGGCAGCTATTATTAAAGCCTTATGTTTATTTATAAATGTATTAACAGTATTAATGATTGATAATGCGCCATACGCTGCTGCTAAACCAAGTATTACTGGCGTTAATGGTTTAGCTAATGAGATAACTCCGCCTAGTATTGTTACGAATGTTTTAACTACTGGACCAGAAGCTCTAATAACTGAAGTCATAGCTGTAAATGAAGCATTAATTGCAACTTTAACTCCATCAAGATTTTTAGCAATAGATTTTCCAGTAACTTCAATAGATAGATCATTCATCGCTTCAATAATATTAGCCAAGCCTTTAGAAGTTGCATTAGATAAGTTCCCGAACGATGTTGCGATTCCTTCACTATTTACTCGTGCAAGTTCAGCTAATTCACCTGTTCCTGTTCCTAATTCGATAATTTGATTTTGAAACTGATCAAATGTTACATTACCTTCTTTTAAAGCGGCATATAAATCTCTCTGTGCTGATTGTCCAACGAACCCCATCGCCTCTGCTGTTTTTTGCAATCCAATAGGCATGGTTTCTTGTAACGTTTTCCATGACTGCAAATCCACTGTACCTGTCGAAAGCATTTGAACATATTGATCTAACCCGCGGCTTGCATCTGCAGATGAGGCGCCACTAGCTAACATTGCATTGTTTAGACCAATTGTTGCATTTGTAGATTTATTCATGTTCCCAGTTATAGCTGTCATGCGTTGAGATGTACTTACAACTTCATCGAGCTTTGTCGGTAAACCATCAATTCCGTCAGATAACTTTTTTACAGACTCACTAGATTCCTCTGAGCTAAATCCTAAAGCACCCATAACTTTAGGATATTTTTGCATAGTATCAAAACGACTAATAGCGCTATCCATTGACTTCTTCATAACATCAAATGCCGCACTTGCAACTTTGACCAAACCCATTGCTGAGACTAACTTACCTATGCCAGCTGATGCTTTCCCACCAGATCCTTCAACTTCTCTTAAGCGTTGATTTACACCGTCAACTTCTCGATCGTTAACATCAACATCTATGATTATTCTTCCGTCTGCCATTATTCTTCTTCACCATCTTCCACGATTTGACCTGGTAACGCATAATAATTTTTAAGCTTGATTAGTTGCGCTCTTTCTTTTGAACTACCTTTTCCGCTTGGCAATTCTCGTTGTCGTATATCAATGACCTCTTTGAATTTGGTATTATCAGGTAATCCAGATAAGTATGCTCTGAACTTTGACCAATGCAATTTTCCTTGTACTTCTATCAAATCAATATCATAGGTTTGTTTGAAAGAAGAAAAAATATATTCTGCATCATGCTTCAATGAATATATTTCATCTTCAACAGGCACTGGCATTGGGTCACCGTTTCTATCTGTTTCTATTTCTATCCCGTCATTAGTAGAAATGAAGTTCTCAATTAGTTGATTAAAAATTTCGTACTGAGTTTCAGTATCGTAATTTAAAGCTTTGCCTAACAGTATTTCTACACCTGAGAGAACCTTCTCCTCGCTACTAAAATCTTCATCTTCTAACATATCCATAAATCGTAATATGTTATCAAATGCCATGTTTACTTTGTAGGTTTTGTTATCTATCTCAACCGAATCATCTAATCCATATGCTAATGAGAACAATAGCTATCACCTACTTTTTTAGATATTTAGCGGTCTTTGCTTTCTTCTTAACTTGAGTTAATTCTGCAAGTTCTTCAAACAGACAATTTGTAAGTTCAATGTAATACCCTGTTAAAGCGTATAATGATGGGGTAATATTAAATATTTTTTCAAAAGCGCCTTCGCCTAAGTTAGAATCAAATGCACGTTTAATAATTTCCTTTGATTCAGCATCAGCTAGCTCTTCATCTTCATCTTTTTTTAACTTTTCTTGCAACTCAATAAACTCATTCTTCATTGATAAATAGCTCTTACGAAATTTTTTTACGTTTTCGTCAGTAGCATCAAAAGAAAACTCTAATTCTCCGATTTCTATTGGAATTACTGTATTTTTAGTTTGAATTTTAATAGCCATTCTTATTCCTCCTCAAATTTAAAAGCGACAAACGATTGTCTGCCGCTAAATTGCAATATAAAATCCCCTATTCACCTTTTACCCAAGTTAAATCGACAGTTTTATCTGTTTGTGTTGGGCTAGTCAGATTTTGGGGAGTCTTAGGGTAAATCAGTTCGTTCAGGTTTTTGATTGTATGAAATTGTGCAGCTAAAATCTTCATATGCTGTAGCATCGCCACTACCTGCGATAATTTCTGACACTGTAGCTACTCCAACCCATTCTTTAGTCAAATCAGCTGATACAATTCTGTGCCAAACTAACCGAGACTCGCCATCTTCAAACTCCATATCAGCAATCATTGCTTGAGCTTCATCTTCCGGATCATAGTTACCAGTAACTTCATAGCTGGGTGCTACACCAGTTACAGTAGTCGTATTGGTTCCATCTCCGTCATAAAAACCAGTATCATCAGTTTGGTCATTAGGTGATTTACTAATGTTAGAAATCCACTTAGCAAGTTCTTTATAATCAGCTGTTTCAGGTTTTGCTGCTAAAGTTGTGTAAGGTGCAATAAAATGACCTCGTAGCGCATTCTTTTTTCTCATATTCTTTTTTCCTCCTTGTAAATAGTTAATTTTGGTTGGATAGTTAGCCTATAAAAAAAGAACCCTGATTCGTCTTGACCGACAAAATAGGATTCACTAACTATTGAAATGCTTTGAAAGTCGTAACTTCCGTTCGTAGATGGAATGTCAATGATATCTTCTAAATGTTGAGCTATTGTATCTAAAGAAGTAATTGCTGTTTCTTGGTCTTTAGTTTTAACACTAAACTCGTAATTTAACTGCTTATCTTTCACTCCATCGTAAAACTCTTGAATAGTACGGCCGCCTGGTAATGCATAAAGAGCAATAGAATCCTCTCTATCTAAATTCCCTACATAGTTCGGCAAGTCTAACGATAAGCTTTCAATATTTTCAGATAAGCGATAAACGAAATCTAAAGTCATAATCCAGCTCCTTCCGTAAATGCTCTAACCCAACTGTTCATGAATAATGATTTAGCTTTTAGATCCCAACGTGAACCAGTCCCTGGCGTCGTATAGTTTTTAAACGTGACTTTACCATTTGTTCCATAAAATTGAGGTTTAGCATATGGGGTATTCCACTCTAGGTTGTCACCTTGATTAGTGACATTTCCTGTTTGTCTCATTATATAATTATCAGCTGGTATAAACGGCGTCATATCAGCTAACATTTGATTGGCTAAAGCGTATTTTCCGCGATCCATTGCTCTTCTATCTAATCGAGAATAAACTCCACTAAATTCAACTCTAACACCCATTACAGCACCTCTAATTCATAAGACCATAGAACTTTAGAATCTGGTTCGTAATTTGGAATGACTTTTTTTATAACTCGATCTCTACCATCATACTTTACTTTTGATTGTTCTTTGAATTCAACAAATGGTGTTGTGTCAGAAGCAAAACAAAATATAACTCCATCAGCTAAAACTTTAGTTTCTTTGCTGTCTCGGCTAAACACAACATTCCTATCAATTCTTACATTTTCAATAATCTCGGAAGTTTTATAAATAGGTTTTTGCATCGTATCGTTCTTGATAAATTCGAAATATTCAAAGCTATCAATTAACCAACTTGGATCAACATTAAGCGCCATCGCCAACACCTCTATTCAACAGTCCTGTGCCTTCCAAATAAAGATAAACATCATCAGAAAGAATAGATTTGCTTTCATTTTTACCAGTAGCGCTAAATTTAGATGTTTGAGATACCGAGACACGCCCTATTTGTTGATTCTGTGGAGCACTATTCAAACCTTCTGTGCTAGTTTGTCCAGTGTTAACGAAATAATCAATTTGGCAAGCTACAGCCTGCTTAAATTGATTTCTGCGCCAATCGTTGTCTTCTTCTAAACTATTCCATACATAAAAATGACGAGTGATGTTATTTAAAACAGCACTCGCCTTTAATAATAGTTTATCGAATTTTGTGACGTCTTCAATAGTAGTGAATGGTAATTCGTTATACTCTTCTTTAGTTAAATATACCATTTATATCACCTTTTCTAGGGTTCTGTAGGAGCTGCTTTAGTCTTTTGTTTGAACTCTGGTGTCCATTGTGACTTAGCCTCTCCATTTACAGCTCTTACTCGGTACGTATACTCCGTATCAGCTGTTAACCCTGTATCTTTATACGTTAAACCAGCATTACCTTCTTTTACAATTGTTCCATTTCGCTCAATATCATATGCTTCAGCCATGTTATTTCTCCTTCCTAATTCATTTAAAAGTGATTCCCCTATTCACCAACTAGCCAAGCCAAATCAATAACTGTTTGGGCTTGGCTTGGGCTAGTCAGATTTTGGGGAGTCTTAGGGTGTAGTAGTTTTTGTTACTTTTACTACAGCTGGTTTATTATCATCTAAAATGAATTCGCCTGCTTTCCCTGCTCCTTGTAGTGCGATACCATCGAAATCTTCAGATTCAATTGTACGAGCTGTATTAATGCCAGTGAAAGCTTTACCTACACCTTGGATATAAACGTATGCAATTTCACCTTCTTGGAATAAGTCATCCGGAGTTTCGTTGATAACAAATCCTTTAAAGCGTAAAATACCATTTTCGTCAATATTTGCTGTAGAGTTTTTCCCAGTTGTAGTTAACGGGTGATCTACAATAGCGTTGTACAAATCTGAATTAACATTAGCTACTTTAACACCGACAGCCTGAATATTAATATAATGTTTAGATAGCTTGTTAAACAACGCTAAAACTTTATCAGATGCATAGTCTGTTAGTGCTTCTGTTTGACTTGCTACACTTGAAATGAATTTACTATGCTGACCGTTAAATGTTTGGGTCTTAGCTTGTGCCTGTAAATCTAAACGATCTGCAACAGCTGCTGATAAATCATTATTTACTGTAAAACGGTCAATTCCTTCATGAAATGTCCATCCCCATGTGTAAGGAACATCAGTATCGTTATAGATGATTTCTTTACGTTCTCCAAAACGGTTTGAGTTGCTTGTTCCAGTTCCGAACGCTACATCAGCATCTGTAATGTAGTTTTGCCCAACGACTACAGGGATATCGCTTGTCTTAACAGAGAAAGCTGTTTTATTATGTTGAACTCCATCTAGTGCTTCAATTCCGCCGCCAAAGAAATCGGCAAAAAATGCTTGCTTTTTAAATACTGCCTGCAGTAATCCTTTAAATTGTTTTTGATAGGTGCGTGCTGCTAATTCTTGATTTTTTGTTGTCATGTTGTCATTCTCCTTTTTATTGGTATTTAGCCATCTTGGCTTCAAACGGATCTAACTCTTTACCACTAGTTGCGTTAAGATTTCCAGTGGTTACAATTTGTGGCGTTGGTGTTACTTCATCTTCTTGCTTAAATAAGAACGCTTTGTTTTCTTTAATTTGTTCTAGTTGCTCTTTCAAACCTTGTACACCTTCATCAGTAACTTTGATAGTGTCTTTATCCAACAAACCGATAACTAAAGAATCATCTAGCGCATTCGCTTCTCTCAATGCTGACTGAATAGCATAACTTTTATCTTTATCAGCCATAGCAGCGATAGAGTTCTTTTCGCTTTCATCAAACTTTGCCTGCAACTCAGTAAGTTGTTGAGTCAACTCTGTGTTGTCCTTTGCAGATTCTTTTAATGTGTTTAATTCAGCTTGATTTGAAGTTAACTGTTCTTCTAACTGTTCTTTCTGCTGTTTCAATTTCGTATAACGATCATCAAGCTTTTCTTCGCTTGCTAGGTAATATTTTTCTGCCGGCATACCTTCAACAATTGTAGAAGCCTGTTCTTCTGTAATACCTTTTGAAACTAAATACTCTTTAAACTCCATTTTTTCTTCCTCCTATACGCTTTTTACGTGGTTGCATCACCTAGTTAAAGTTTTATTTAATGTCCACAACTTTGTAACGGACAAAATAAAAAGCCCTACTATTTAGGACTTGCCTTTTGTTAATATTTCAGTTGGCGTGTATACTTTCTCACGTTTATAGTTTCTACTTAACCAATCAGCATCACCTAATAGCTCTCTCATTTGCCCTTGTTGCTTTTTAAGAAGCTCTTTATACTTTGGTAAGTTATCAGAGTTCAAAGCTTCTAAAATGGCTATATTTTTCTTTGTTTTCACAATTTTCCTCTCTATATCCCGTTGTTTTGTTCTGACAATCGAACGTTCAATAGCTTGTTTAGGATTAATTTGAGGTTGATTATTAGTGCTTGCTCCTGGAATAAAAGGAAAGATTGAGTGTCTGCAATTTATCCCTAATGTTCCACCAGGTTTCCCATAACCAAATTCATAGATACTTGGATATTCACTATCATTTTGACTAATAGGGCGCATATCTAGCACCTTGCCTTGACAAAATGCACAACGAGCTGCCGAATCATAAACAGTACTCATAATCACTGTATTTATTCCATATTCTGCCATGCGAGAAGTTCTAAGTTCGTTGTATGTTCTGTTTAAAGTAGAGCGCATAACTGTGTCTACATATCTTTCAAGACTCCAAGTGTGACCGCCCTTATCAATGAAATTACTTTCTACACCTTTTTTTCCCATTGCATGATACTCTGTTCAATTGCTTTGTCTAGCGTGATAGTTCCAGTAATGAATTTACCAGCAACTTCATTTATAATGTTCTCGTACATTTTAGAAACATAACCTTGACCATATTGCGTTGAAACTAAAGTCTGATTTACAAAGTTGTCTAGCTCAAGAAAAGTTTGCTTTGTTATAGATTCCATAATCGAATCTATATTCGTTGGTAACGGCTTAATCTCATAATGTCCTTTTAATTCTTTATCAATATCACCAATAGTCTGATAACCTGCATCGTGAATCTTAGCTTCTATATCTTCAGCAGCAAGACCCGAAACCTTAGCCAACTCTTTTATGGTTTGTTTATTTAGCATTTTCAACTGATTCATCTTATCTAGTCGCCAATCGCTAATATTTGGCTCCCCACTCGTCTTTAATTGTTTAGCTATCTGCTTGAATATCTCTAACTCTAACGCTCGGTAAAGGTTAACTGTTTGACTTACAGCAAAATCCATTTGATAAGGTGTGATTCTCATTCAATCACCCTTTCAAATATTTTTGATAATCAGAAACTGTCTCATGCATAAAGTATTTATTATTTGTTTCAATTCCTAAATACTTCGGATTTACTATTCTGCAGCTATTAGCCGTTACTTCTCCAACGCTTTTTTTGAAGATATGTGGTCTGAAATAAATAATTGTCATAACGCTGCTACGCGAGAAAACAACTTTAGCGCTTAAACGTTTATCGATTTGTTTCAGTTTCTTATTTAGCATCTTCAACTGTTCTTTCATCTAATCCCCTCCTATACTTCTTCTGGACCTAACATGCTTACAGCGGCTATTGTTTCAGCGTGATCCGGATTACTTTGAAGTTCTTCTTCGCTAATTCGTTTAGACCATTCTATCGCTGTTTCTTCAGGTATTTTAAATAGACGTTGCATAATTTCGATATCAGGCATAAACTTAGAGCTTTTAACCTTTGAGTAGTAGTCTAACTGTTGGTTTTTGTCTACGAAAATTCCATCATCAAAATCAATACCTATTTCTTCAAATGTTGGTATCTCTCCATCATATAAAGGCTTACCATCTTTACCAATAGTTTTACTAGCTAGCTCAAAAACACTAACAATCAACTCTTTAATGAATTTTTCAACTTCTATGATATGCGAGTTACGAGTTCTATAAGTCATCGAGTTCTCGCTTACTACTTCAGTAGCTGTTTTAACAGATGCGCCATCAAAACTAAATGTTCCTACAGATAACTTAGTTTGCATTTCTAACGTCTTAAAGAATTGATTAATGGCTCCAACGTATGATTCTGTTCTAATGTCATGAGTGATATCTTTAATGCTCATATCATCTTGATCTACCTTCAGCCCTACAAATACATTTGTTTTATCATCAAATGTTTGAGTTGGTCGTCCTCCTAATTCATTAACCGATGTATTGAGGAAATGGTCGCTCACAATAACCTTACGTTGCCCCATTTGAATCTCCCAATTAAATTGGTCGAACGTATCATTGATTTGTTTAAGCGTGCTCTTACAATTGTCGCAAACTCCTAAGCCTAATGGTGAATATGGGTTAATATTGTTAAACCCAGCTGGCTTTAGATATGCAAATTGCGGTCTTGATAAATCTTTAAATTCAGATTGTTTTGGTAAATCAGGGTAGATATCTTTCAACGAAACTTTAACGCCTACTTCATTTTGCTGTTCAGAACGATAAAGTTCATTTGTAATAGTGTAAACTCCGTCGTTACGCCACTCATGAAATTCTAGCAAAGTATAATAGTAAGTTTTATCCCCTTCAGTCTTACTCGTTTTAGTCGCAAGGGCACATTCACTAATATTATTAGTATTGCTTCTCAATGGATAAAATGCAGGCGCTTGCCCCCAAGAAAACTCTATTTCATAATTACTTGTATCAACATAAGGCCTTGCTACTAGCCCACCACTTGCAAGCATCGGCTCTAAATACTTAGAAAAATTCTTTTTAAAGTCGTTATGTTCCATTACATGTTGAATAAAGATATCCGCTTTTGATTCTTCCTCTATCTCTTTTCCATCAACTATTTTCTTCTTACCTGCAACGGTGATTTCGCACTGTTCGTTAAATATTAGGGATGCTATAGTCTCTGTTACAATTTTAATCATATTAAGAGTGATATAATCTCTTTCCACAACCTCTTTGTTACTGTTAAGATAGCTAATCTTGTCATATTTTCCACTATACAATCGCATGCTGTCTTCTATCCGCCTATATTCTTCTGGATCAGCACTAATTTTGGGATGGTCTGTGATAAGTTGTAGTCTTTCTATCATTCCTATTGCTGCACCTCCTTTGTAAAACCAATTCTTAAGCGTTTTTACTAATCCCACACGTAATCACCTACACTTTCAGCTTAAAATCTCTTGCATTGTCAACAACTAAATATTGGAATGCATCACATGTATGGTCATCATCTTTAACTACTTTTGGATCATCAGAATGAATTGTTTTTTCATCCCACTGATATTTTTTATGCTCTTCAATGAATATCTTATTGTTTTCTGTATCCATATAAAAAAACCTACCCTGTGCGAGTAAGTCTTGGACGTAATCTATCATAGTTACTTTTTTCTTTTTAGCTACTGGATGAATCCTTTGATTGTAATCCTTGAAGTATTGGTTCCTTAAAGCAGCTTCGGCACTATCAATCGTTCTGTTCCTTATCGTTGCACCATGCCAACGAGCATCACTTGCTGTTTTCTTTACGAACTCATAAAGTGCCTTAGACAACTCGCTAGGCGCTTTTTTCACGACTTGTCCTGCTGGTGAATAGTAATAAGTATCAAGTAAAATGATATTTCCTTTTGCAGTTAACCCTACACATAAATGCGTAGTCGCTGACTGAGCATGACCTCCATCAGTGCCGTAGTATAAAGCTATGATCCTATCATCACTAGGCAACGTTTCTAGTTTATTAAACAAATTCATGTTATAAATATTGTTACCCATTCCAATAACTTCGCCTAAATACATCCACCTGTAGTAATCAAAGTCATTTTCTTTATACTTTTCAATCTTCCTTTTAATTTGGTCCGAGTTATACCCTATCAAATCATCTAAATAAGTAGAGTGATGAATATAATAATCATCGTCTCCTCTATGTTTATCTACATATTCATTAATCCAAGAATAAGGATTTCTAGGCGGGTTCCATGACCCCCATATTGTAACTTCTAATCCGTCAGGCAAATCATTACGGATAAAAGTATCTTCTATCTTATCAATTGCTTCTTCCCCACTAAAACTATCCATCTCTTCAAACCAAACATCAGATACAAATCCAAAAGGTATTTTTAGAGATTTAAGTTTCTCAGGATCATCTGCACCAGAAAAATAAAAACCTGTTCCCCATTCTTTATGAATGATTTGCAATGGGTTTTTCGTAAATATAAACTCATTGAATAAACCAGCTTCGATGATGGCCCATTTAATTTGCGAGTAAACAGATTTATATAAAGTGTTAGCAAACTGCCTTAAACAAACAACATTACTCATAGGATGTTGCATCTTTTTCTCTACTAATTTAGTACTGATAACTGAGGACTTAGTTGAGGACCTACCTCCTTTAGCTAAAATATGATTACATTTAGAAATCCATAGCCCATAGAAAGCTTTATTAATAGTTTTAGCTGCATTATTTACCTTAACTGCCATTGCTATCACCATTTTCATAGAGATACTTTTCCATCTCTTCTTCAGCGTTGACAAAAACCACTTTACTTTCTGAATCTCCTTTTGCACCTTCAAGTCTTTTGGAAAGTTCCTGCAACGCTTTCTGTTGATCATGCAACTTAATGATAGGACCGTCTTTACCCATTTTAACTTCTTGTATTAAAGACGTATCTACTTCATTCATATTTTTAAAATAAAGGTATGACCGTTTGACCTTCACTCTGTTTCCATCTTCATCAAGTAAAGGATCCCCAACCTCATCTACCGCATCAAATTCTCTTGTTCCGAAATCAACAAAGTCTCCAATGTTTCCATATGCTTGTTTTAACCACAAACGAGTAATATCCGATGTTTCGATAAACAGTTCAGCTGTCGTTTCTCTCTTAATATCAGTGATAGCCTTCTTTATCTTAGGCTTTTTAAGAGTCTTGCTACCCTCAACAGCTGCTGTATTGTAAGTTACATCTCTGACAGATAAATACGCCTTAGTTGCATTGAACTCTTTAAGGTACTCATAACAGAACTGTATTTCCCATCCTAATAGTTCATCGTTATTTTCTAATATCTTCTCAGCTTTTTTTGTTGCAGCTTTTTTGCGTTGCGTTGCAACATATTTTTCTGCGTTGCGTTTTTGCCACTTACCTCTATTTATCCGACTTCTTAAGGTTGTTGGCTTCACTCCATGTTTTTCAGCTAAATCTTTTGGAGTGATTTCTGTTTCTTCGTACTCAATCCTAATTGCTTCCCAATTCATTTCATGTCACCACCTCCTAATTTTATGTATAAAAAAAGACACTCGATTGAGTGTCTAAAATAAAATATTTTAAAAGAGTTCTTTTACAACTTTGTTAAATGATTTTGAAAAATCTATCTTCGTAGCGTCTAAAGAATAACCGCTAACAATATCTTTGTAGTCAACATAATAAAAATCTGAAGGAATAAAATCTGCATGAATTTCAACTTTTTCATCATCATGAGAAAAACTCAATACATTATTAATCGGCTTATTTTGACTAATTTTTAAATTTAAGTTCTTTAAATTCTTTTTAGCAAATCTTTTAATCTCTATATCAAGATCTCCAAAATTAAGGATAACATTACTTGGATTATGCTTTATTTCAAAAATATTTTCACCTTTAAATAAATAAAAATAAACATCTTTTCTTTCTTTAGTATAAACTGGGCAAATAACTTGAGATTCCGTAATTAATTCCTTAACTATTTCATCTTTAAAAATTTTAGTAAACGATTCGTCAATTAAACATTTATTTTTATCTTTAATTATCGTTATTTTGTATTCGTCATCACCATTAAAATCTTTGCTCTTAATTTTTTTTGCGCTTTCAACAATTTTAACGAAATCTCTACCTGTAAAATTCTCATTTACTTTTGGCTCATCATAATTTCTCACTATTTACCACTCCATTCTATTTAATACCTAATGATACCAAATAAAGAAAGCGTTTCATAGTTATATATTGATTTTAATATTCAAATCTTTTAATATTTGCTTTGCTCTTGCCTCACCAACTCGTAATCTCCTCCGAATAAAACTTTCATCAATCTTGTATTGATCTTTACAAGCTTCAATTTATTTTTTCGCTTCTTTTAATAATTCTTTGTACTCCATTGCTATCACTCCTTTATAGTTTAATATGTATTTGCGCTAGAAGGATTCGAACCTCCACCTCACGATTATCAGTCGTGCGCTCTACCGTTGAGCTACAGCCATCTGAGGACTAAATTAGAGTTAGCTGGTTCTTTAGCCAGCTTCCATTACGTAGGACTTAACTAGTATGCCTATCAACTAATCCGCTACCTCAACTATGGTGCCTACAGGAATCGAACCTGTATCATCTCTGTTATGAGCAGAGGGCATTAACCTTTTATACTAAAGCACCATGAAGCTATCGGTAAGGACTTGAACCCATTCCTCCCGATAGCTTTTTATCCAAACAGACAGCCTAATTTTTCTTGCCACGGATGGATTGTATAGTTATGTTACTGCCTGCTGAATCATTTTTCAGTGAGTGGTACATTTGAAAGATTAAGTAACTTTACTTTCAAAGAACGAATTGTTTGTTTACTGCTTCAAATGTAGCCTACACTAGTTAGTGGTGTTTGGGGGTCAAAAATCTATTAATTGTAATTGATATCCCTTATCTTGCATTTTTTCTATTTTTTTCTTAGCTCTTTTCAGATAAGTTTTAAGAGTGTCCTTCTGAATACCTAGATAATCGGCAGCTTCTGAATGACTTAACCCTTTCCCAACTACCGCAACAAACACAGCTCGTTCACTTGCTGGTAATTTAGCTAATGCAGCATCTAATTCATTTAGTTGATCGTTTGAAATAGGTTCTAGTCTTTGTTGTTCTTCATACA